TTGATTGCATTGCGTGTGTGTGTTATCCCATTGGCTGAGATGCTTACCTCCTGCGTTGTGGCGTATCCCGAACCGAGCGTAATCTTCAACTGATTCGGGGAAAATACAAATGTATATTCATTCGGTGCTATGACCGTAAAATCATACGGGTCTGTTGCTCCCTGATGTTCTATTGTTCTCATTTAGTTTAATAATTTAGTATCAATTATCACTTTACCTATCTTATCACTCAGTGTTTTCATCATTGCATCAATTTTAGGCGTGTAAATATCCTTTCGCCCGCCATCCCTGTAGAGTTGTGTTCCCCAATTCAATATGTACCGCCTGAGAGCAAACGCAAATGAACGACGCTTTGAATCGCTTTCAAACTGATAACCTTTCTTTATCGACCACTCATACAATTGTACCCTGACAAGCGGTGTTGCAGGTTTTAGCGGAACAAATTTTATAAGTGGCGGAATACCACGTTCAACATCCTCGAAAAATTCCCATCCAAAAATTGACAAATCAAACGCACCCGCTTCATGTCTTAACATTTCACCAGCTTTCAGCATGTAATCATTCGCCGGATAAACCTGCTTAACCCTTTCCCCCGTTTCCTTTACGAACGTTGCACCCGCTTCATTCAATATCGGCGATATGTCTATAAGTGCAGGCATGGTTTCGGATATGTCATTTTAACATTGAATACCAATCCGTAATCATCAGCCTTTGTCATTTCCCATTGTGGGAATGGTGCGGTTGTGAATGCTACCTGAATTTTGCTGTCACGCAAATACTCACGGAAAACAATAAATCTATCCATCAAATCTTCAAGGTTCACGGAAATGTCATCAGGCGTTGCCTTCGTGAACCCGACATGCGCACAATAGAGTGTCATTATACGTTCGTATCGCTGTTGTTCGTCAAACAATGGTTGTATCTGTTCGGAAAACGCCCGAAACATCACGGGAAAAGCTGTTGCGTGACGATCTGTTTTTATATCCCTATCCTTATTCGAGTAAACGATAATCTGTTGGAATCCCGCTTCTATACAGGCATTGTTTAATATAGTGTCAAATGTTGTCATCGTTGTTGCTGTTTTTTCATTAAGATTTTATTGTATTTCCGTTGCTTTTTTGCATCTTCGACATCAACCAGGATACTGAAATACACCTTTGTCCATGCCATTTTACCCGCTTCTTCAATATCTGATATTCCCTGTCGGCGTGCAAAGGCATCAAGTATCTTTAGTTTTGAATGTGGATCGGGTGCGCCATATCCGGCATCAATTTCTTCCTGCGATAACGGTATCGACTGACTTTTGAATTTTTCGGCTGTTTCCCGGGTCAAACGAACGATTTCGGCAGTAAAACGGTAAAAATCAATCAAAGATGCGTTAATTACCCACTTTTTCGCCCATTTTTCAGGATTTTGATTAAAAAATCGCTGTATTTTTGATAAATTTGGATAGAAAAACACCTCACAAATAGCCAAAATCCATTCATCAGGGGTGCGTTCATCCCAAAAATAGATTAAATCATTAAAGGATATTGCATCAAAATCAACGGGTTTTATGCCCAAAATATGTGCAGGCACGGGGAATCGTTCGCATTCCTTGAGCAAATCAACACCTGAAAGGCGCAAAAGTGGTTCTATTTGTCGCATTTCCCGTAACCGTGTATCCTCAGTGATTATCATACAATATATTTGAATTTATAAATATCATCGTTTTCGTTCGTTGGGTATGTGTCATGTAGTCCGGCGGAATAAATCACATCCCGAATGTCGGCACACATACGAACCAGGTCATTCCATGCCATGCAATACTTATCTGAATAGTTTGTCCGTTGCCCGTTGTCGTTTCCCTTCAGTTCCTCACCGGCAAGCGTGGCACGGCTTTGATAAATCGGGAGCACCTGACAAAACACATAGTTAGCAATCGGAGATACGAGCGTTTCTTCGTCAACCAACAATTCGGCAACACCCTCCACATCGGGAATAGCATCAGAACCGAATAACTTAACGAAAAATTCCTTCTGATACCGTTTGATGTATCTGTCAATCTCAGCCTGTTCGGTATCAACAGCCGATGCACTCGGTCCGGATTGATACTGTGACATGTTAGCATACGGGAGAGCCAACAGCCCATAGAAGTATTTTAAATCAATTTGATTTTCCATTTGTACAGTTTTTTAATTTGCCTCGTGCATTTTGCAATCCAATAGGCATATTTTAATTTCATTAATCCTTTAGCCTTGCGACGGCTTTCAATGTGCATTCGTTTAATTTCCAAATACATGTTTATTTGCGCTTCGCATTGGTTGATCATCGCAGCGTTGTAATTTCCGAATCCTGACATATTGTTTTGAGTATTAAAAAAGGGGATAACCGATTGTAATGCTATCCCCTTATTTTTCGGTTTTTCTGATTATGCGTATTTCGCCTGTCCTTTCTCGACCAATTTAGCAGCGTGTTTTTCGGAAGCCCGATACGTACGACCTGCCATATGTCCTGTTAGTCCGACAAGCTCAACCACACCCGTTTTGATTTCCTCAACCACTTCGGGTGTTGGTTGTTCTGCGGGTTTCTTTGCCTTTGCCATAATGTTATTCCTGATAAAGTTTTAACCACTGATTGGCAATTGTTGTAGTGCCTGTTCCCGTTCCTGTTGCCGTAACTTTATACAAACTATATCTGTTTGCTGTTGCATTACTGATAATGATAACAGTGTCGGCGGTCGTTCCTTTCCAATTGACGGTACTTCCTATTTGTGTCCAATCACCTTTTAAGGTAGATTTTTGACCATACAAAGCAACTGCTACATTGGTGTGATTACCCGCCAAACTATCAAGGTCTATGACATAATCCTGAGTAGTCGGCTTCGGCTGCGGAGCGGTAAAGATGAAATTGCGTGCAGTTGTGTTGGTAAGCACATAATCGGTAGTCACTAACTGTGAAGTGGCGTTCACGCTTTGCGCTGCACCTGCCATTGTGGGCAGTGTTACGGTTTGAGCCGCAAGGGCAAAGGCAAATAAAAATGATGCGAAAAATAAAATATACTTTTTCATTTTGATTAATTTTTTTAATTGTTAATAATTAACAGGGGAATGTTGCATCCCCTGTCGTATTTATCATTTCATCAGATTACTGAACTTCTTTCAATAATGCAGCCTTAACGTCGGCAATTGTCAGTTTACACCATGAATACTGAGAAGCGGTTGGGAGTTTCAGGTTACTGAATACCTCTCCAACGATCGTAAACTCGTTTTCAATGAATTGAGTTCCGTAAGTTCCACGACGGATAATGAAATTACCGTGCTGCTCATCGATCATTGCCTTTGTTCCAACAAGGATAGTTCCGGCAGCAATTTTGTTTGTTACGAACGGAGCTAAACCTCCAAACTGCAATGATTCAGGGATGAACTGTTGCGACCCGTTATTATCCTGCAAATAGATAGCTTCGGCAGCATCGGAAGGGTTCAGTATTACCACATCTGGTTCGTAATTGTTCACCTGTGCGTGCAATTTACCTGCACCAATCACGCTGTAAACAGTCGGTTTGATGATTGTGCCATCAAGGGCAGTGGAAGTATATGCAGGTGCATAAGCGGTGATTGCAGTAAGAACACCATCCTGCCATACTTTGATAACGTCACGTTCGAACATGTTCAGGATTTCGATTGACAATTGTTCCATGTCGATTTCGTCTTCTTCTGTCATTTCGATGCGTCCGGCATACTTAACACGGTAAGCATATTTGTATTCAAACTTGTAATCAACCAATGGTTTTTCTACTCCTTCGTTTGTTTCAGCAGGAACACCAACACCGGCAGTGATTTGTTCTTTCCATCTGCGGGTTGCAGGAACTTTCGATACCTGGCGGGAAGTAATCGCATCAAGGATGAAGTTTTTCGGATACTGAATGAACGTAATATCCATATCATCCAACAGGTTGGGATTGTTGATTGCAACAGCACCGGTCAACAGTGTTGATGTGGTCATCAAAGCGGATGCAGCACGACGGGCAGTAAATTCAACCTCCCATGCAGGGGCATCTTTACGACGAGAGTTACGGATAACATCTTTGTTTGCTTCCAACACAGCACGTAGTGATTTCTTGTCCTTGTCGCTGAATCCACGGGAAGCACGGGTTTCGAGTTGGTCAACCTTTTCAGCCAAACCACGGATAATGCCCGCAACGGTCTGTCCTTCTTCCATTGATCCTAACTGATTTGCCAATTTGTCAATCGCCTTTTGACGTTCAACACCATTTTCAGTGAATGCCTGTTCAACGGCTAATCCCATTGCAGTAAACATTCCTTCTTCTTCGGGAGTTAATGCCTGTTTAGCCTGACCCCTCACGATTTGCATGAATAAATCTTTTTTCATTTTTGTAGAAATTTGTTTGTTAATTGTTTGTATTTACTTGTTTCTTCCTGAATGTCAGGCTTAATTTGTTTCTGAATAGCACGTTGCACTTCGATTTGTGCGCCAATATCATTCGGTACGGGTGCAATTGACAGTGATTCTGGTTGCCACAACACGGCACGATATACAGGCAATTGACCCGCTTCACGTTCGACCTGATACTTCAACACACTGCCTTCGATTGATACGGTTTTAAGAATGCCGTTTTTAATGTCAGACCGCAAAGCCTCATCAGCACGTGCGCCATACTTAACACGGGCAACCAAACCACGTTCTGTAAATTCGTAACCGACAGTTATACCGAGCGTGTTTTGTGCTGAGTTTTCCCACGGATGATTGTCGAACAATGGAAGCCCTGATTCCATACGTGCAACATCAATACTTTCGGGCTGTACGTCAAGAACCTGCATGAAGTATTCATCGTTTTCGTATGAATATCTTATCTGTCCGTTTTCCGACGGCACGGCAACGCATTCAAAATCATATCCTTCTTCGGTTTCGGGTGCAGGTGTCACGGCTGCCCTCATTATCCTTTTATCTTCTTTCTCATTCTTTTCCATATGATTCGATGATTAAATTTATTTCTTCTGTAAAATCGGCATCAGGTTGTAATTCCTTCAACGATTTGATGTTTGCAATCTTCTTAGCTTTTATATCCTCAATTGTCGCAACATTATCATTCAAAACGGATACGGTTGAATAATCGGCTGCCACTTTGTAACCTAATTTATTCATCCCTGTTGTGTTCGCCCAATACTCGCAAAATGAATCAACAATGGACATCAGGGAGTTTTCCCACACGGTACGTTCATCAGTATCCCGGTTTGCAAATGTTGTTTGATCCTTGCGGGGCATCAGTCCGGCAGGTATTTGGAATACACCACCAATTTTAATAGTGTTTTCAAGGGTTTCCTCCATCGGCATCAAATCCTTAATTGTTACCAGGGTATTGATGAATTCCAATGGTACAGATGAAATACCTTTCAGGTTTCGTTTACCGGTCAGACCATCCCGACGATTGATTTCTTCAATTATATCCTGCCTATCCTTCAGGATTGATTCCACGCCTGCGGTTGACTTCTTAACCAAATAACCTGCCGCCCCGTTATTCACATACACATTATAACGGGCTGAGTATACAGCCAATAAATTGTCGATTGCGACTGATGCCTTGAATAACGGGGATTTTGTCAGGATGTGTGATTGGTCACGCTTCATGGAATCATATCCGTAAATTCTGAGTTGTTCCGCTTCAAGGTAATTATTCCCGGCTGCCATGTCATCATAACGAGCGGTCCGGATAAAGTCCGTAAGTTTGGCAATTTGAAGTGATGAAATGTTGTTGTATTCCAACAGTGATAGTAGATCGGGTTGCAGTACATCAATACGGCTGATTGAATTAACATTCACCTTTGCATATGATTTCGGGGATTGCACGTAATGAATCATGTTGCCATCAGACAAATAATTAAATATAGACTGATAAACCAAATCAGAAAACTGATATATCGGGTTTATGCTTGTCAGGAAGCGATTCAGTTCCGTATTCGTTATCTCCACGCCCTTACTATCTGTAATGAAGTACCGAAGTTTTGATGCACGGTCAGCTATGAAGTCAACAGCGAAATAAACCTCAGGGATAAGGTTTGCAAGCAGGTAAGCATTCTCATTCGTAAGTTTATCGGGAATAGAAGCCGTTCCAACCTTCTCGATTTCAACCGTTAAAGCCGAATCAATGTACCCTGTTGTGCGCTTTGCTTTAAGTAAATCCCAAAGTCCCATTTAATTTTTTTTTGCAAATATATATTGAATATCAAATAAATGTTGTAATTTTGTAATTATTATCACATTAAAATTAAAAAATCATGAAAGCAAGTGAATTGAGAATCGGAAATTTTGTTGATTTTGAAAAAACAACACATATCATTGACGAAATAGGTAGTACAATTGTTAGAAGTCATTGGAATGGTGCTGATAGAAATGCAGAATCAAATGATTATTTATGTACTATTAATGAGATTAAGCCAATCCCATTGACAGAAAAATGGTTGTTAAAGTTTGGATTTGAAAAGCATTATGGAAATGTGCTGAGCCTTGAAACAGAAACTTTATTAATTGAATGGATTGACAGCAAAATATATTTAACTTGCGGTGTTTGTGCTGAAGTAGGCAAAGAGATGCCAATTAAATCCGTTCACCAACTTCAGAACCTTTATTTTGCATT